GCTTTTAACCATACTCGAGTTGCTAAAACTTTGGCAAATGCTGGATTAGAATACACTATGGCAGATAAGGAATCTGAATCTGTGCCGTATATTACGGCTGCAGAAGCAGGCTTCTTAAAGCACAATGCTGTATATGATGAAGAATTAAAGCTTTATCGTGCAGTCATTGAGGAAAATTCTATTCAGAAAACATTACATACTCATTTGAAGAGTGATGTTTTGTCAGAAGAAATGCATTCTGCTAGTGCTATTACTGATGTGCTTGATAAATACTTTCATTTTGGAGAGGAAATTTATAATAAGCGCAAAAGTGAGCTAGAAGAAGTTGCAAGAGAGTGTGGCTTGGTTGGCTATGTTGGTGAGCTTAAAACTTACAAAGAGCAAATGATTCGCTTTTGTGAGAATTATGCTTGGCCAATGCCTTCAAAATACCAGGCCTAGGTTGTAGGCCCGCGCTTGCAAGCGCGTAATAAATATGCCCTGCGTAGCAGCATGCAGGTTAAGTTGAAGACGCCAAATGAGGTAGTTACTCGCTTACTATAAGGAACTTCCTGCCTTTAAGTATGTAAAGAAAACTCATTTGATTGACCCTGCCAGTCGGGGTACCCCTATTTAGGGGAGGAGAGTTGAGACTCCAAAAAGAGAAGCTCTGTGTATACTTTTATGATGCGGAAAGTATATATATTTAAATAAATTTGCATTACTAACAATAATTATATTTCTTTTATAATCAATTATATTATTAAATTTATGAAATTTGAGAAAGTCCCAGAATATGAGTACGAATCTCAATCTGACACTATCCGTTTAACTCCTATGGAAGGAGATGACAAGGTTAAAAGCCAGATTGTTTCTTTTGCTGATGATGATGCTGGATGGGCTGTTGATATTGGCAGTTCTACAGATAGCACCATGAATCTAGCAGATAATATGAATTCTGACTCTTTAGGAAATTTTCTTAAACGTCCAATCACTGTTGCACCTCTTAACTGGGTTGTAGGAGCACCATTTTTATATGAATTTAATCCTTGGGATTTGTTTT